TCAACCAAGTATAATTTTGTTTAGTCGCTATAGTTATCTCTACAGTGTGGTCTATCATTTCTTGTATACATCGGTCTTTGTTTTTGTTGTCGAGCAGAAGACGGCATACGATGTACATCGGTGACTGGAGTTCAGACGTGTGCTCTTCCGATCTTATCCCATCCAGAAAACACCCCCCGTCATTTTTTATTGTGCAAACCCCCCACCCCTATTATTTTTTCTGTTACATTTCGCCCACTCCCAATTTACTTTGGTGCCTATGATTCAAATTGAGCCTACGACGGAACACCCTGTTCCTTTTGATCTGACCGATGAGCAGCCAAAAACTCATGCGGATAGCGTAGCCATCGCTGTAAACACCGTAGACCTCATCGACACCCTCGGCCCTAGCATTGATTTTGGTGAGGGCGACCTGACTAAAGCTGCGGAGCTGATGACAGGTGCGAAGAAACCACACACTCCCAAGACTATGTCTAAGTCAGCAGAAGCTGCTGCGGCTCATCACTTAGTTAAGCGGTTTGATTTCCAAGCGTTCTCGGATGCGCTTCAAGCTCGGAACTTCATCACAAATAAGCTGATCGAGCTGGCCGACAACGGCGACCCCAAGATTGAATTGAAGGCGCTCGAGCTTCTGGGCAAGCACTCAGACATTGGCCTCTTCACCGAACGCAGCGAGATCACCGTCCACCACACCACTTCTTCTGCGCTGGAAGACTCAATCAAAGAAAGAGTTAAACGGTTACTTAACGCAGAAATTATTGACGTTAAGCCAATAGATGATCTGGATACGCAGCTAGGCCCAGTAGAACCTGTGGAACAAGTAAAACGCACCTCCAATTCCGAGGTAGCAACCGATGAGTGAAGTCTCACTCAAAGACATCGAGACCCTGATTAACTCGGGGAAGCTAACAGACTCCGATCTTCGTACTCTTGAAGCACAGCTAACCAAGCTGGAGAAGCTCAAAGAGCGTGAGCTTTGCCAGACGAGGTTCATCAAGTTCGTGGAGAGGGTCTGGCCGACCTTCATTTCGGGCCGCCACCACAAGAGAATGGCCGAAGCGTTCGAGCGAGTGGCCAGAGGTGAGTGCAAACGGCTCATCATCAACATGCCGCCACGCCATACCAAGTCAGAATTCGCTTCTTACCTGCTCCCGGCTTGGTTTTTGGGCCAATTTCCGCATAAAAAAGTGATTCAAGCGTCCCATACGGCTGAATTGGCGGTGGGTTTCGGTCGAAAAGTGCGAAATTTGGTCGATTCTGAGGTCTATCACGACATTTTTCCCGATCTTCACCTGCAATCTGACTCAAAAGCGGCGGGTAGATGGAACACTAGCAAGGGCGGCGACTACTTTGCGATTGGTGTGGGCGGTGCGGTGACCGGTAAAGGCGCGGACGTGCTGATTATTGATGACCCGCACTCGGAACAAGAGGCTGCGATGGCAGCGAGCAACCCCGACGTGTATGACAAGGTGTATGAATGGTACACATCCGGGCCTCGGCAACGTCTGCAACCGGGCGGGGCGATTGTGATCGTGATGACTCGCTGGGCTCAGCGGGATTTGACCGGCCAAGTCATTAAAGCTGCGGCTGCAAGGAGCGGTGAGGAGTGGGAGGTCATTGAGTTCCCGGCCATCCTGCCCTCGGGTAACCCCCTATGGCCAGAGTTCTGGTCGATGGGCGAGTTGGAAGCTCTGCGGGAAGAACTGCCTAATAGTAAGTGGCAAGCCCAGTACCAGCAGAACCCAGTGGGTAATGAGAGTGCGATTGTCAAGCGCGATTGGTGGCAGTGGTGGGAAGAAGACGACCCTCCCCAGTGCGAGTACATCCTCCAGACATGGGACACGGCCTTTGAGAAAAACCAACGGGCCGACTACTCCGCTGGGACGACGTGGGGGGTGTTCACCCACTACAAAGATCAGTCGAAAAACATCATTCTTTTGAACACGTATAAGAAGCGTGTCGAGTGGGTGGAGCTTAAACGCGACGTGCTCAATGAGTACAACATGTACGAGCCCGATGGCCTGCTGATTGAGAAGAAGGCGACCGGCGCACCGCTGATCTATGAGCTAAGGGCGATGGGCATACCCGTGCAGGAGTACACCCCAAGTAAAGGTCAGGACAAAATCGCCCGTTTGAACTCAGTCTCGGACATAATTGCGTCTGGAAAAGTATGGGTTCCCCGTACACGATGGGCTGAAGAGTTAGTGGACGAGATAGCTGCGTTCCCGTCAGGCGAGCACGATGACTTGGTTGACGCAACCACTCTGGCCCTTATGAGATTCCGGGCTGGGGGCTTCCTCCGTTTACCTATCGACGAGCCCGAAGAGATTCAATGGTTCAAAAGCCACCGCAAAGAGCGGTACTACACAGTGTAAGGACACATCATGGAAAAAGGTTTATACGCAGCCCCCGTTGGCATTTCTGAGTTAGCCGCTGGCCCTGAGATCGAAATCGAGTTGGAGCTTGAGCCCACCGAAGATGGCGAGGCGGTAGAAGAAGAGACCAAAGACACAGCCGAGGACTTCGATGCTAACTTGGCCGAGTTCATGGACGACAGCGAGTTGCAGTCGTTGGGTATGGACTTAGTTGAGGACTTTGGCAAGGACACCCAAGACCGCCGGGACTGGATACAGACCTACGTCGATGGCCTGAAGTTGCTGGGCTTGAAGTACGAAGACAGGACTGAGCCTTGGCAGGGCGCGTGTGGCGTGTTCCACCCGATGCTCACCGAGTCAGTGGTTAGGTTCCAAAGTGAAGCGATGATGGAGACGTTCCCAGCGATGGGGCCAGTCAAGACTCAGATCGTGGGTGCGATCGATGTCATGCGTGAAGAAGCCGCAGCTCGCGTGCGCGAGGACATGAACTACCAACTGACCGAGGTGATGGTCGAGTACCGCCCAGAGCACGAGAAGATGTTGTGGAACTTGCCCATCACGGGTTCAGCGTTCAAGAAGATTTACTTTGACCCCAACAAAGGACGCCAAGCTGCTGTGTTTATTCCCGCCGAGGACATCGTCGTTCCCTATGGCGCGTCCAATCTGGAGTCTGCGGAGCGGGTCACGCATGTCATGCGTAAGACCGAGAACGAGATGACCAAGCTGATGGAGGCTGGGTTCTACATGGACGTAGAGCTGGGCGAGCCGAGCTACGAGTTGGACGACGTTGAGAAGCAAAAGGCCGAAGAGATGGGCCTGAGCGCGTTGCAGGACGACCGCTATCGCGTGCTTGAGATGCACGTTGACTTGGACTTGGCTGGGTTCGAGCACACTGATAAGAAGGGCCGTCTGACAGGTATCGCCCTGCCATACGTTGTGACAATCGAGAAGGGCACACGCAAAGTGTTAGCCATACGGAGGAATTGGTATGAAGGCGACAAGCTCCACACAAAACGACAGCACTTCGTCCACTACCAGTACATCCCCGGATTTGGGTTCTACGGATACGGTCTCATCCACCTCATCGGTGGATACGCCAAGTCAGCGACCATGCTTATTCGTCAATTGGTGGACGCAGGAACTCTATCTAACCTCCCCGGTGGACTTAAGTCGCGTGGGCTTCGCGTTAAGGGTGATGACACGCCGATCCAGCCCGGAGAGTTCAGGGACGTAGACGTTCCAAGCGGTTCAATCAGAGACAACATCCTGCCTCTGCCGTACAAAGAGCCGTCACAGGTTCTGTTCGCACTGTTCCAAAACATCGTGCAAGAAGGCCGTCAGTTCGCCTCAAGCGGCGATATGAATGTGTCCGATATGTCAAGCCAAGCCCCCGTGGGCACAACTCTGGCCCTGTTGGAGCGCACTCTCAAAGTAATGACTGCGGTGCAAGCGCGTCTGCACTACACCATGAAGCAAGAGTTCAAACTCTTGAAGGTCATCATCGCCGACTATACCCCCGAGGAGTATGAATACGAGCCAGAAGATGCTGGCCGTAAGGCGAAGAAAGCTGACTACGACGCAGTGGACGTGATCCCAGTGAGCGACCCCAACGCTGCGACGATGGCTCAGAAGATCGTGCAGTATCAGGCGGTCTTGCAGTTGGCCCAGTCAGCCCCTCAGTTGTATGACCTGCCCTTATTGCACCGTCAGATGATTGAAGTGCTGGGCATCAAGAACGCAGCTAAGCTCGTGCCTACCGAGGACGATGCGACGCCAACCGACCCAGTGCAGGAGAACCAAGACTTGCTGACTATGAAGCCAGTCAAAGCGTTCATGGAGCAGAACCATGAGGCTCACATTCAGGCGCACATGGCGGCGATCCAGAACCCCAAGATTCAGCAGATGATGCAGATGAATCCGATGGCGCAGCAGATCATGGCCGCAGCAATGGCCCACATCAATGAGCACATGGCGTTCGAGTACCGCAAGCAGATCGAGATGGCGTTGGGTATGCCACTGCCAACCAAGGACGACAGCAAGAATATGTCTCCAGAGATGGCCGACCAAGTGGCCATGATGGTGGCGCAAGCGTCCGCCCAGATCACTCAGCGCGACCAGCAACAGGCTCAGCAACAGCAAGCCCAGCAGCAGATGCAAGACCCCATCGTGCAGATGCAGATGCAAGAACTCCAGATCAAGATGGAGGAGCTCAAGCTCAAGCAACAGAAGCAAACTATCGAGGCCGCTGCCAAAGCAGACCAGCTTCGTATCGAGGAATCCCGTATCGCGGCTCAAAAAGAGATCGCTGCAATGCAAGTCGCGGCTACAGCAGCCGCTGCAAAAGACAAACTGAAACACTCGCAAGAGTCCGAAGGCGCTCGTTTGGGCGTGGACATTGCGAAACACCGGGCACAAATGGCCGTGCAAAACGCGCAACGGGCAGCGCAACGAAATCAGCCCAGCAAGAAGGAGAATAAGTGAGTGAACACAAACTACTATCCGTAATCGTCAATGAAATCAACAAGTTAAAGCAGGAACGCGAGTCTTTCGCCGCTGCCGGACGCTGCGACAACATTGAAGAATATCGGAGAGTCTGCGGAGTCATCCTAGGTCTGAACTACGCAGAAAACATCATTAACGAGCTAGTGCAAAGGAATCACAATGACGACTGAGTTTGACGTTGCGGCAGTTGATCTGTCCGGTATTTTGAATACCACCGCAGAGCAAAAAGCCAAGCAATTGCCTGACCCCAAAACTTTCCACATCTTGACCGTTGTCCCCGAGGCAATGGAAGAGTTTTCGGACAGCGAGATTGGTCTTGTTAAATCCGGGCAAACCATGCACTACGAAGAGGTGCTGACCCCCGTGTTGTTTGTGGTCAAGCTAGGCCCCGACGCCTACAAAGACGCCACCCGGTTCCCCAGTGGGCCGAGTTGCAAGGAAGGTGATTTTGTCATCGTCCGCCCCAATTCAGGCACCCGCCTGAAGATTCATGGCCGCGAATTCCGCATCATCAATGATGATTCGATTGAGGCTGTCGTGGAAGATCCGCGCGGAATTACCCGTGCTGCATAAGGAGTAACACATGGCAACACAACGATTTGAAGAAGAAGCTTATGAGTTTCCTGATGAAAAGGAAGCCAAGGCTGCTGTTAAAGACAAGTTTGAAGTAGAGATCGAGGACGATACTCCACCCGAAGATCGTGGCCGCAAGCCCATGAAAGAGCCGGTGGAAGACCCGACCGACGATGAACTCTCCTCATACGACGAGAAAGTACAGGCCCGGATCAAGAAATTTACCCGTGGCTACCACGACGAGCGTCGCGCCAAAGAGGAAGCCCTGCGTGAGCGGGAAGCCGCTGAAGCCTACGCTAAGCAGGTTTACGAGGAAAACAAACGCCTTCAACAGCAGCTTTCACACGGAAGCAAAGCGTTCATTGAGCAATCACAGACTACTGCGGAAGTTGAATTGGTTAACGCCAAAAAAGCCTACAAGGAAGCCTATGAAGCCGGTGACGTAGATGCTCTGGCAGAAGCTCAAGCGACTATTGCCAAGGCCACTCTCAAGCTGGACAAAGCCTCCGGCATGAAGCCTATCGAGGTGGATGACAAAGAATTTGAGGCACCTACTACTAAACCACAGGCCCCCCGAGTAACTCCCCGTACCCAGAAGTGGGTAGATGCCAACAGCGATTGGTGGGGACGCGACGAAGAAATGACAATGGCCGCTATGGGCATTGACAAGCGTCTGCAAAGGGAGTATGGTGCGGATTATGTAGGTACTGAAGAGTACTTCAAAACCATCGACAAGACGATGCGCAAACGATTTCCTGAGCACTTTAATAGTGACCAGAGCTATGAGGAAGACGACTCCTCCACAAGAAAGTCAGAACCGGATGAGGACGATACGCCCCGCCGTGCAACAAAAATCACTTCGCCAGTGGCACCTGCCACCCGAAGTACCCCGCCTAACCGTATCAAGTTAAAGGCATCAGAAGCTGCGATTGCTCGCAGACTTGGGGTGCCGTTAGAAGAATACGCAAAACAGGTTGCTCAACTGAAGAGAGGTGAATAATGGATCAAGTAAAAGCTCAAAATCGCGCACCGCGTGACGTGGATACCCGAATGATGACTCAACGCCCAACAGCGTGGAGACCACCGGAGACTCTGCCAAGCCCTGATCCCCGTCCCGGTTGGACGCACCGATGGGTGCGAATCAGCATGATGGGTCAGACTGACGCCAGTAATCGCTCCTCCAAGTTCCGTGAGGGATATGAACCCGTGAAAGCGGAAGAATACCCCGAGCTAATGATGCACGCTACCGCCGACGGCCCCTTTAAAGGGGGTATTGAGGTGGGTGGTCTGTTGCTCTGCCGCATCCCATCAGAGTTCTTGGAACAACGGGCAGCGTACTACGCTAACCAGAACAAGGCTCAAATGGAATCCGTGGACAACAATTTCCTTCGTGATAGTGATCCAAGGATGCCCCTTTTCTCTGAGAAGAAGTCCAAGGTTACTTTCGGCCCCGGTTCTTAATTTTCTAGGAGTCCTTCAATGGCTTATCCAACCATCTCAGCCCCATACGGGCTGAAACCGATCAATTTGATCGGCGGTCAGGTGTTTGCTGGTGCGACCCGTCAACGCCGTATTGCTTCTGGCTATGCCACTAGCATTTTCTACGGTGATGCAGTCAAGCTGACAACTACCGGCACAATCGTTCTGGCAAACGAAACCTCCACTGCACCCGCAACAGGTTTTGCTGGCGTGTTTTTGGGCTGTTCATACGTGAACGCACAAGGCCAAGTCATCTTCGCCCAGTACTACCCCGCAAGCACAACTGCTCCAACTGGCACCTTTATCACCGCTTTCATTGGCGATGATCCTGACCAATTGTTCAAAGTTGCTGCTGTGTCTGGCACTACCGTCATTTCCGGCATTGAATACGCAGCCATTGGCAACAATGCAGCTTTGGTTCAAAACGCTGGCGTTACCGCTACTGGCGACTCTCGTGTTGCTATTTTGGATAACACTGACGTAACAGCCACTTTGCCAATCCGAATCGTTGACGTTGTCCCTGACACCGCATACGTTTCCGGCGGCTCCACGCTGTACCCCGAAGTTATCGTCAAGTTCAATGCTCCTAGCATTAACACCGATGGTGTTACTAACGGCGGTCACATGTACCTCAACCCACTTGGCATTGCCTAATAAGGAGCTTAAATCATGGCTATTTCACGCGCACAACTGCTGAAAGAGTTGCTCCCCGGCCTGAACGCCTTGTTCGGTATGGAGTACGCTCGCTACGGCGAAGAACACAAAGAGATCTACGAAACCGAGACCTCTGAGCGTTCATTTGAAGAAGAAACCAAGTTGTCCGGCTTCTCTGCCGCACCTGTCAAGAACGAGGGCTCAGCCATCGCTTACGACAATGCACAAGAAGCATGGTCTACCCGCTATACACACGAAACCATTGCCTTGGGTTTCTCGATCACTGAAGAAGCGGTCGAAGATAACTTGTACGACAGCTTGTCTGCTCGTTACACCAAGTCCTTGGCCCGTGCTATGGCGTACACCAAGCAAGTGAAAGCTGCTGCCGTTATCAACAACGGTTTCAGCAACACTTACCCCGGTGGCGACGGCGTTTCTTTGTTCAACGCAAATCACCCCTTGGTTTCTGGTGGCGTTAACAGCAACACTCCTGCTACTCAAGCTGACTTGAATGAGACTTCTTTGGAAGCCGCTGTCATTCAGATCGCTGCTTGGACAGACGAGCGTGGCTTGTTGATCGCTGCTAAACCCAAGAAGTTGATTGTTCCTCCTAGCCTGATGTTCGTCGCTACCCGCTTGCTCGAAACCGAGTTGCGCGTTGGTACAAACGACAACGACATCAACGCTATCAAGAACAACGGCGCTGTGCCAGAAGGCTACACCGTCAATCACTTCTTGACCGACACCAATGGTTGGTATCTGACCACTGACGTGCCTAACGGTATGAAGCATTTCGTCCGCACCCCGCTGCAAAACAGCATGGACGGCGACTTCGACACCGGTAACGTGCGTTACAAAGCCCGTGAGCGTTATAGCTTCGGCTGGTCTGACCCATTGGGTATGTGGGGTTCTTCAGGCTCAGCCTGATAAACCGGAAAGGGGGCCTTGTGCCCCCTTTTCTTTTGGTGTATATTGCACCTAGCCCGGGGTAACCCGGCGCATCAAACTGACCCGGCAGACGACGTACCGATTGATGCGCTGATCTTGTACGTAAGGACAATTTAAAATGGCACTCTCAACCACCCAAAGTATTTGGCGTTCGGGCGGCGGCGATCAAACTCGCACCGCATATTGTGGCTCCGGCGTTATGGCCGCTCAGTTCTACATTGCTGACGCTTCTCCTGCCACTGCTGGCACACAAGTCAAAGTTTCTTCCGCTTCTGGCGCTCCTTCTCTGATCCTGCCCTCTGGCGCAGTCGTGCTGTCAGTCAGCATCACCGCTGAGACGGGCTCTGGCACTTTTGATTTGGGTGCTACCGGCTACACCTCCGGCACTGCTGACAACAACTATATTGCCTCTGGCTTGACCGTTGCTGTTGGTACAACCGACATCGGTTCTGTTGTGACTGGCGCGGCCCTGACTGAGCTGTCCTACGTTACTGTGACTGACAACACTTCAGGCACAGGCACTGTGACCGGCATCATCACCTACTTCGTGACTGATCCTCTGGTTGGCCAGCAAAACGTCTAATTAGGAGGTCATCATGGCCATGCAATATGACGTTAAGGCTACGCAAGTAACCTCGACAAACACGGCGTATGCTGACACAACCCGTGTAAAAGCGGTAACGGTTAGCTACGCTTCTGGCGGTACTGTTGTCCTCAAAGACGGCGGCGCAAGCGGCACTACAAGGTTCTCCTTTACTGCTCCTGCGGCGGCGGGTTCCCAGCATATTTTGGTTCCCGGTGAGGGTATCAAATTCAATACTGATGTTCATGCCACGTTAAGCAGCGCAACCATTACGGTGTTTTATGGCTAAGAAAAACCCCTCCCTCGCAGTTGGACGCGGTGAAAAGCTACCTGTCTCCAAGGGGGCGGGTTTAACCGCCAAAGGCCGTGCCAAGTACAACAAGGCAACGGGCAGTAACCTGAAGGCTCCACAGCCCGAGGGTGGCCCCCGTAAGAAATCGTTCTGCGCACGTATGTCAGGTATGCCCGGCCCCATGAAGGACGAGAAGGGTAAGCCCACACGCAAGGCCGCATCTTTGGCTAGGTGGAAGTGCTGAAATGGACATCAACACCATCTGGTCTGCGGGCCTGTCGCTTGTTATGGGCGCGGTGTGGTTTTTCATCCGTGAGAGATTTGAGGATGTCAAACGGATCGAGCGGCTCTTAAACATCACACGCGAGGAGATTGCCCGTGATACAGCAACTAAAGCAGAAGTGGCAAGAGTTACTGACCACATTGACCAACGCTTCAACAAGCTTGAAGAAAAAATTGACCGACTCCTTCAAGCGGGGAAATGATGCCAGCAACAAGCGCTAAACAAAAGAAATTCATGGATGCTGTGGCTCATAACCCAGCGTTTGCAAAGAAAGTTGGAGTACCTAAAGCCGTTGGCAAGGACTTCAGCGAAGCCAGCAAGGGTATGAAGTTTGGCAAAGGTTCGGGTAGCCGTGCTGATGCACAAGCTATTAACAAGCCCAAAACCAATCAAGGTAAGAACGAATTGTTCGCAAAAGGAGGCGAGATGGCTGAGTCAAAAGCAATGGTTAAAAAAGAAGTGTCTTTCATGAAAAAGAAGGGCGCACCTGCAACAATGGTTAAACACGAGGAAGCTGAAATGAAGACAAAGAAAATGGCAAACGGTGGCATGGCCGCCAGCAAAATGGGCGCAGTTAAAACAGCAGCCCCCAGCCGTGACGGTGTTGCTACCAAAGGCAAAACCAAAGGCAAAATGGTTGTCATGCCCGGTAACAAAGGCATGAAAAAAGGCGGTAAGTGCTGATTTAAGGAGCCGGTCATGGCGAAGAAAGATTTAGGCAGGTTAGCTGGGCTCGCCGCTCTTGCGGGCGCGGCGTACATGGCGTCCAAGGGTAAAGACAAGGGCGAGGATTCAAGCTCCACCCGTGCAGCGCGTCCAGAGTCCACTGAGACTCGTTTGGAGTCCCCTGAAGACACCATCAAACGCAGCATGAAAAAGTCCGACGGCGACAGTAAACCAATTACTGAGGCCGACGTTGTCATGCCTGAAAAGGAAATGCCTAAAAAAGCCACGCCTCCACGTACTCCTACTACCGCCAAGACCGCCTCCCGTGGCGATTCTTCTCGCGCTGATTTGGAAGCTGGCATGAGTCGCGGCACTCGCGCTGCTTCAAGCGCGGGCGCGGGTCGCGGAACTGTGAACCCCCCTAGCGTCAGCACTCCAAGTGCCCGTGATGCCGAAGCTGGCATGTCTCGGGGTACTCGTGCCGCTATGGGTTCAAACCCCAACTACGGCAATGAAGGCCGCAACTCCAGCGCCCCTGCCCCTGTTGCAAAGCCCGCTGCGGCCCCAGCAAGCACCGGGTCTGGTCGCGTTCCTACTTCTGAGCAAGCCGCAGCAAACCGCCAAGCGGCGATGGATAAAGTCAAAGCTGCTGGTTCAAGTGTGGCTGACTACATAAAGAACTTTGAAACCCCCGCAGAACGCCGTTCACGCGAAGCCAAAGAAGCTTCGGGCATGAAAAAAGGCGGCAAAGTCAAAAAGATGGCTTCTGGGGGCATGACCTCTAAGGTTTCTTCCGCTTCCAAACGCGCCGACGGGATTGCCTCTCGCGGTAAAACCAACTGCAAAATGTATTGAGGTAAACCATGTACGACGATTTGGAAAAAACCAAAGAAGCCCCCAAAGAACCCGATGACGCATCCGCTGGTCGCAAGTTCAAAAAGGGCGAACCCGGTATGCCAGAGCAGCCCGGTAGCGACATCCGTGTTGACGGCAAGCCTGTTAAGTCTGTCAAAAAAATGGCCAAAGGCGGTTCCGCTTCTGCCCGTGCTGACGGTATTGCTCAACGGGGTAAAACTCGCGGCACTATGATTATGTGCGGTGGGGGCATGACAAAATGATGGCCTCCCGTGGCATGGGGGCCATGAACCCCTCCAAAATGCCCGGAGCCAAACGTAAGGCACGCCGGGACAACACTGATTTCACCGAGTATGCGGACGGTGGAAAGGTGAACGCCGCCGGTAACTACACCAAGCCCAGCCTGCGTAAGCGGATTGTGTCTCAGGTCAAAGCAGCAGCCACCCACGGCACTGGCGCGGGTCAGTGGTCAGCTCGTAAAGCGCAGCTTGTTGCCAAGAAGTACAAGGCGGCTGGAGGCTCTTACCGTGACTAAAATTTGCTTGAAGTGTAATTCTGAAAAACCATTGGAAGACTTTTACAAGTTTTTTGACAAGTGGTCAGATAAACACTATTCAAGTGCCCGCTGCAAACCTTGTCATCAAGAGTACAAACGCGAAAGCCCCACCACTCCACGCAACCGTAAAGCGGAAAAATTGCAGTTGCGATACGGGTTGACGTATGAGCAATGGGAGCAAATGCGGTTAGATGAGGGGTATGCTTGCATGATATGCGGCATAACCGAGAATGAAATTGACAAAAAACTTGATGTCGATCATTGCCATACAAGCGGAAAAGTTCGCGGTATTTTGTGCAACCCGTGCAACAATATGATTGGTCATGCTAAAGACAATATTCAAGCGTTGCGTGCGGCTGCGGATTATCTTGAGCAAAATGCGAGTGGGTACAAAGGGTTTGAAGCATGAAAGCGCCGCAGACTTCCCTCAAAAATTGGGGCGACCAGAAATGGCGTACCAAGTCGGGGAAGCCTTCGTCCAAAACGGGCGAGCGGTATTTGCCAGAAGCTGCCATCAAGTCTTTGTCGCCAGCAGAATACGCAGCAACAACCAAGGCCAAACGAGCTGGCAAGGCAAAAGGCAAGCAGTTTGTAGCGCAACCAAAGAACATCGCAAAGAAAACGGCAGGGTTTAGATAATGGCATATACCTCCGGCTCCACAGCATTTAACCTTGACTTGACCGAACTCGTCGAGGAGGCGTTTGAACGCGCTGGAGGTGAGCTGCGCACGGGCTATGACCTGCGTACTGCACGCCGTAGTCTCAACATCATGTTTGCTGAGTGGGCCAACCGTGGCATCAACATGTGGACGATTGAGACTGGGGTCATTGACTTGGTTCCGGGCCAGAATACCTACGCCCTGCCCAACGACACCGTGGACTTGATTGAGCACGTTATCCGCACGCAAGCCAACAACGTCTCCAATCAGGCCGACCTGACCATCACTCGGATCAGTGTCTCCACCTACGCTACTCTGCCTAACAAGCTCCAACAAGCGCGGCCTATTCAGGTGTGGGTGCAGCGGCTAGATGGCCAGACTGCGGCCCCGAATACCACATTGAACGGCGGCATTTCCTCTACCGCCACCACAATCACGGTGAACTCGACTGCTGGTATGCCAGCCGTTGGCTTCGTGCAGATAGGCTCAGAAACGATCAATTATGGGTATATCGACGGCAATACGCTCAATAATTGCTTCCGTGGGCAAAACAACACCACAGCCGCAGCCCACCTGACTGGGGCAAATGTATCCGTACAGAACCTGCCCGCTGTGACCGTTTGGCCAACCCCAGACAATGTGCAGCCGTACCAATTCGTGTATTGGCGACTGCGCCGCACCCAAGATGCTGGCGGCGGTGTGAACGTGATGGACGTTCCGTTCCGCTTTATTCCCCCAATGGTGGCTGGCCTGTCGTACTACATTGCTGGCAAGATTCCACAAGGCGCTGAACGCCTCCAGTTTTTGAAGGCCCAGTATGACGAGGCATGGGAGTTGTCAGCCTACGAAGATCACGAGAAAGCTGCAATCCGGTTTGTGCCTAGGCAGCAATACATTGGAGGTACATAATGGCTAAGTACAACCCAGCAAGACGTGGTCTTGATGAACAAGAACTTGAAGGCGGCGGCGCGGGCGCGGGTATTAAGAGCACCAAATGGAGCGGGATGCCCTCAATGAAGGGTAACGCCAGCCTTATGGATGACCTCAAAAAAATCACCGCCCCACCAACCAAAGCAAAAGGCGCGGCCAAAAAATCTGTTGAATTGGCTACAGATCGGGCTGTAAGCAGAACATTGGCTAGAGCCGCAGGTACTGGGGCTGTTGGCGCAGGTGCAAAAGCAATGACTGGCAAAGAAGCCACGGCAAAAGACACCGATGAATACGAAGATACAGGCGGCGACGCAGTCCGTACCAAAGACCCAGTGGGCGCTGCCGGTACAGGCATGAAAAAGGGCGGTATGACCGCCTCTCGCCGAGCCGACGGTATCGCTGCTCGCGGCAAGACCCGAGGGAGAATTGTGTAATGGGAAATAGGTTTGCCAGCGGTAAATGGGCGATTGCTCAATGCGACCGTTGCGACCAGCGGTTCAAGCTCAAGGTTTTGCGCAAAGAGATCATCAAGACCAAGAACTACGAGCTGCTGGTGTGTCCCGAGTGCTGGGATCCTGACCAACCCCAATTGCAACTGGGTATGTTCCCGGTGGACGATCCTCAAGGCTTGCGTAACCCCCGCCCAGACCGAAGCTATCTTCTGTCGGGCAACAGCGGGTTGCAGACGAACGTGAACGGTGGGACTGGGCTGGATGGCACAGGAACCAACGAGGGCGGCAGTCGAATCTTCCAATGGGGGTGGAATCCCGTAGGAGGTTCTTCATTTTTTGATTCCGCATTAACGCCAAATAATTTGGTTTTAATTGTGGAACTTGGTACAGTTACGGTTGTGACGACATAAGGAGTCGATATGGACACGAAAACAGTTAAACGCATCGCTGACAAAGAGGTTAAATCTCATGAGAAGCGTATGCACAAAGGTATGGCTAAAGGCGGCGTGACAGGCGAATCCATGCGCAAGTATGGCCGTAATGTTGCTCGTGCAATGAATCAGCGCGGTGGCGCTCGCGGAGGCTGATATGGCAAAGTTCAGCAAAAAGGTAATGGGCAAAGAAGTTGGCGACGCTGCTGTTTATGCTAAGCCTCACAACATGCAAGGCAAAGCAATCAAGCCCGTCGTCCCGACAGAGACTGGCGCTGCTCGCATGAATCAGATGAACATGTCTGCTGGTGGTATCAGCAAGGGCAACTACCCTGAGACCAAGACCAGCGGCATCAAGATTCGCGGCACCGGTGCGGCAACTAAAGGCGTGATGGCCCGAGGCCCGATGGCATGACCTATACCGAGTTGATCGCTGCGATTCAAAGTTACACCGAGAATACGTTCCCGGAAACGTACCTTGCGGGTGGAGGAACTGAGTCTTCAACGGCTCAGTTGAACACCTTCATTACGCAGGCTGAGCAGCGCATCTACAACACGGTTCAATTCCCTTCGTTGCGCAAGAACGTGACGGGGGTAACAAGCAGCGGCAACAAGTATTTGTCATGCCCCGCTGACTTCTTAGCAACTTACTCAATAGCCGTGATTGATGCGGACGACAACTATGAGTACTTGCTGAACAAGGACGTGAACTTCATACGTCAGGCATACCCAAATACGGGCGCTGCTAACAACGCTATGCCAAAGTACTATGCTTTGTTTGGCCCAACCACTTCCAACGACCCAAGCCCCGTCATCACAAATGAGCTGAGTTTTATTCTTGGCCCAACACCTGATGCGGCTTACGATGTTGAGTTGCACTATTACTATTACCCTGAGTCAATTACCACAGTGGCTTCCGGCCAAACTTGGTTGGGCGACAACTTTGACACCGTGTTGTTGTATGGCTCACTGGTTGAGGCTTACACCTTCATGAAGGGCGAGCAAGACATTATTGCTTTGTACGATGGAAAGTACAAAGAGGCTCTTGCATTGGCCCAACGTCTGGGTGATGGGTTGGAGCGCAGTGACGCATACCGTAGCGGCCAGTTCAGAGTTCCTCCTCTGGCTCAAAATAATGGAGTGCGTTGATGGCGTTTACCGGCAACTACTCCTGCAACACTTTGCGTACTGGGCTGATGAATGGCACGATGAATTTTTCATCAAACCAATTTAAACTGGCGCTGTACACAAACGCTGCAACGCTTGACGAAACCACCACCGGGTACACATCCACGGGTGAGGCTTCAGGCGGTAACTATGTGGCTACCGGGCAAGTGGTTGCTGCCACCGTTTCTACAGCAACAACGGCATCTGGCAGTGTTGTGTACGTCACGTTTGCAGCGCCAGCATGGACTGGGGCAATTACAGCTCGTGGGGCGTTGATTTACAACAACACCACTGGGGCCGCAGTCTGTGTTTTGGACTTTGGCAACGACAAAACCTCAACTTCAACTTTCACCGTGACGATGCCTGCTGATACCAGCACATCAGCACTCATTCGGCTTGTATAAGGAGCAACCATGTTTAACGAAAAAGTAGCCTCAACAGACACCGTTAGCGCAGGTCTTGTTGCTCGCCCCGGCTCCGATGCTGGTGCGCGTGCAGGCGGCGTGTTCTATGTGGAATGTTTTGACAAAGACGGTAACCTGAAATGGAAGACCTCAGAGCACAACTTGGTTGTAAATCAAGGCTTGCAGGACATGAACACCCAGTATTTCAAGGGTTCAACCTACACTGCGGCGGCGTATCTTGGGTTGATTACCGGCCCCGCTTCCGGCACAACCTTTGCTGCCACCGACACTTTGGCTTCCAAAGCATGGACTGAGTACACCGACTACAGCGGCTCACGCAAGCTTGTGACTTTTGGCACTGCAACAACCGCAGACCCTTCAGTCATCAGCAACTCTGCTTCGCCTTCTTCCTTTGCCATTTCTGGCGCGGGCGGCGTAGTGGCGGGCGCGTTCTTGTGTTCCGTATCAAGTGGCACATCCGGAATTTTGTTTTCGGAGTCAGACTTCCAGTCTCCCGGCGACCGTACCGTGGTGTCTGGCGACACTTTGAACGTAACCTACACATTCAGCCTTGACGCTGCTTAAAGCGTGTTCGCTGATGCCGCATTTGCTGTCGCCCCGTTTGCTGCCCAAGGCGCAGCAGGGCGCGTGCTTGACTCTGCGGTTTCTGAGTCTGCGTCTGCATCAGAATTAACATCCGCACTTGCAGTATTTACGCCCGTGGCAGCAGAGTCTGTTACTGTGGTGGATTCTGTATATGTGGCAGCGTCCACATTCAATACGTCAATAGCTGAGACAGTAACCGGGGCTGACCTTGTCACCGCGCTGGTTGTTTACGCCACATCCATAGCCGAAACCGTAGCAGGTACTGACACAACTGCGGCAATAGCCGTGTTTGAAGCCGCCATACTTGAAGCGGCAACCGTATCTGAAATTGTTTCCGCTATCGCTGTTTTTGCGGCGGATATTACCGAATCAATTACCGGCAGTGACGACATAGTTGGCGGACTGCTTTATGCGGTTTTTGTTTCCGAACTTGCCGCCGCCCTAGATACTTCCTCGTCGTATATATCAATTGACGCCTCGGTGTCGGAGTCCGCGTCTGGGCTTGACTCAGTAAGCGCCGCCGCTGGTTTTGGTGTTGCAATTTCTGAAACCGCTACGGCTTTGGACAGTGTGTTGGTGGCCCCATCCACCTTTAATGCAACCGTCAGTGAGACAGCCCGGGCATTGGATGCAGTGTTGGCAGCGGCGGTCTTTGTTGCTACCATTAGCGAAGGCGCAGTGGCTGTTGACCAGATAGTCGCACGGTTGCTTTGGGAGATCATCAACGATGCGCAAACGGCAAATTGGGACACGATCAATAACGCTGAATCTACTACTTGGGCTACGATTGGGACGACCCAAACAGGTAGCTGGCAAACAATCAATGACGCTCAAAATGCTGGTTGGACAGTCGTCTATGACGGGCAGACTGACACATGGCGAGTAATCAAAACGCAGGGCTGACCAAATGGCAATCGTCGTAAAAGATAGAGTAAAAGTAACCTTCACGACCACCGGCACTGCTGACTTTACGTTGGGCTCAGCGGCGGCAGGGTATCAATCATTCGCCGCTATTGGTAATACCAACTTCACATATTACGCTGCTGTTGACCCCGCCACAGGTGACTGGGAGGTTGGCTATGGCCAATATCTGACAGCAGGCCCAACACTGACACGCGACACTATTTTGTCTTCCAGTGCGGCTGGGGCAAAGGTTTCTTTTGGTTCCGGCAGCAAGGATGTCTTCTGTACGTACCCTGCTGAGAAGGCAATCTATGAAGAGCTGACTGGAAACGTCTTGATCGACGGGGGCCCGCTGACAGTTGTGGGTTCTGGAGTTACAAGCTACACCAGCTTTGGCGCTGCCTTGGCGGAGATGTACGCCAATGAAACAGCTTTTGCGCAGATGTATGTGCAGAACTTGAACAGCTCTGCCACTGCTTCCACCGACATTGTGGCGTACAACGACGCAGGCGACGGCGCAAATAACTTCATCGACATGGGTATCAGTAGCTCAAGCTACTCTGACCCAACATACCCAATCTTCACGGCTGGTTCAGGCTACCTATACAACGACGGTGGCGAGTTAATTATTGGCAGTGCAACGGATGACGTTGTGCTGTTTGCTGGTGGCGTGGCTTTGACAGATGAAGCTGTTCGGATTGATAAAACAAGCAAAGCTGTCACAACTACCGGGGCTGTCAACGTTGGCGGCGCATTGGACGTGACTGGAGCGGCGGATGTAACTGGGGCTGCAACATTTGGCTCCACCGTGACTCTGAATGCCAACCCAACTCTTGCATTGCAAGCAGCAACAAAGGCATATGTAGACCAACAAGTCACCGCTGGCATTCACATCCACGAGCCTGTGCGGGTTGAAACAACGGGTAATCTAAACGCGACATACACGGGTGGGGGCACGAACGCCAACATCATACTGATTGCAAATGGTACGGATATTACGTTTTTTGGCGTAACTCCTTCAATCGGAGATCAGTTTTATATTGGCAGTTCAAGCAATGGCTTGTTGGCAAACACCGCCTATTTCCTTGTTAATTCTGTAGGTGCATCTTTCCAAGTTTCCTTGACCTATGGCGGCGCAATCGTTACAGGGTTGACCAATGGCGCTCCTACGATACCCTCAATCATCAATTCGGGTGTTGGTGCAACACTGACCAATGCGGGGGCGCAAACGGCTCTACAAATTGACGGCGTCAATCTTTCTACAACCAACCGTGTCATGGTTCGGTTGCAGACAAATGGGGCTGAAAACGGCGTTTACACAGTCACCACGGTAGGTTCAGGTTCAACAAATTGGGTTTTAACCCGTGCAGCGGACGCAAGTATTGTCAGCCCTTCAGACCCCAACGGGCTAGGCACAGGCGACTACTTCTTTACCCAAGAAGGTTTGCTGAACGCTGGCGATTCACACGTCCTGACCACTGAGCCCAATACGATGATTATTGGGTATACCCCGCTGACCTACACGCAATTCAGTGGATCCGTTGATTACGTTGGCGGCACAAACATTGACGTTACTGGGCAGACAATTTCTCTGACCGGCACAGTTGCAGCCACCAACGGCGGCACAGGTGTAAACACAGTCACAACAGGTGATCTGTTGTACGGATCAGCTTCAAACACATGGAGCAAGCTGGGTATAGGCGCTGCCTACAAGACGTTGTCTGTCAATGGCGCGGGCACACAGGTTGAGTGGAATGCAGTTGCCTTGGATCAATCAAACGCGGTGTCTGGTACGTTGCCCGTTGGCTACGGCGGTACAGGTATTACTGGCTACGCCCAAGGCGAGATGTTGTATGCCAACACCACCACATCGCTGGACAAGGTAACGGCCAACACCACAACCACTAAGAAGTTCCTGAGCCAAACAGGTAACGGCACAGCGGGTCTGGCTCCAACATGGGCTCAGCCTGCGGCATCTGACATCACGGGCTTGGCTGCTTCAGCAACAACGGACACAACCAATGCTTCAAATATCACAACAGGTACGTTGGGCACTTCACGGTTGTCTGGCAGCTATACGGGCGTTACTGGAGTCGGTACTCTTACTGCTGGTACTTGGAACGCTTCAACTATTGCTGCTGGTTATGGTGGTACTGGCATTACCTCTTACGCTGTGGGAGATTTGCTCTACGCAGATACGACAACGTCGCTGGCAAAACTCGCGGATGTAGCAGTTGGCAACGCCCTAATCTCTGGCGGTATTAACGCTGCCCCAAGCTGGGGCAAGGTTGGTCTAGACACTTCAGTTAGTGGGGTACTCCCAATTAACTATGGCGGCACAGGCACAACCTCGACCCAGTTTGTGAGTTTGACCACCAACGTCACAGGAACACTGCCTGTTGGCAACGGCGGCACTGGGCTTGCAACTGCAACAGGTGTTTTGGTTGGCTCGGGCTCATCAATTTCCGCAGTAGCTGCGGGAACAAACGGTAACTTGCTTACCTCAAACGGTACAACTTGGGTATCCGCTGCGGCTCCAAGCGGTATGGTGTATCCCGGTGCTGGCATCCCCAACTCCACAGGCACATCGTGGGGGACTTCGTATTCGACCACAGGCTCCGGTACTGTTGTTGCTTTGGCAACTTCGCCAAGCTTCACAACTCCGATCTTGGGTACGCCCCAGTCTGGTAACTTCAGCACAGGCACATTTACTTGGCCCACGTTCAACCAGAACACAACTGGCAATGCAGCTACTGCAACAACGGCAACCAACCAATCAGGCGGCACAGTAAGTGCGACTACGGGTGCATTCAGTAGTAATGTCACTATGTCTGGTAACGCATACACAACCTATGGCCCCAATTCAACTTGGGGTGCATATCTTCGTGTTGGGGGTAATGGCCGTACTGTTTCTGGCAGTTTGTACGCATCAGTTGCTGCAACTGATGGAAATTTGCATTTAGATGCTGGTGACGCAAAAGCACTGTATTTGAATTATTACGCAGGAACTGGTGGCATTAATTTTGGCACTGGAGCAAGCGGAATAATGGGAAGTATGACGGCTGCTGGTGCGTTGACAATGAATAACAACATTACAGCTTATTCAGACGAGCGTGTCAAAACAAACTGGCGTGATCTGCAACCTGACTTTATTGAGCAACTCGCCAAGGTCAAACACGGCATTTATGACCGTACAGACCAAGAGTCCACACAGATTGGTGTTGGTGCGCAATCGCTTCGCCCAATTATGGAACATGCGGTCATAGAAAACAAAGAAGGGCACTTATCTGTTGCATACGGCAATGCAGCTTTGGTAGCTTGTGTAAAACTTGCCCAACGAGTTATTGCGCTTGAGGCAAAATTGGAACAATTGACAAAGGATAAATCATGAGCAGCTCATACTCATCCAACCTGCGGGTTGAACTGATTGGCTCAGGTGACCAAGCTGGTACTTGGGGGACAACCACTGACAACAACTTCAACTACATTTTTGATACTGCAATTGCAGGGGCAATCAGCGTCACGATTGCTGGTACACCTCAAGCACTGACGGCGATCCAAGGCCCGACAGCTACACCTGCGTCAAACCAAGCTGTGTATGCCACATTGAAGTTAGTGAGTGCGCCAAGCGCATTTACCTTGTATGCGCCCCCAGCAGCCAAGCAATACATTGTTTGGAACGCCACTTCCTACACGGCAACCATAGGTAACGCTACAGCCTTGGGCGGTACAACTTCTACAGGTGGCACAACCATAACATTGTTGGCGGGTGAAAAGGCCATGATCTGGTCTGATGCAACCAACTTCTATAAGCTGGACGCAGTGCGTACATTCAGCGCGGGCACGACTGGATTAACCCCATCTACAGACACCTCCGGCGCAGTTACTTTGGCTGGCACGCTTGTCGTTGGTAACGGCGGTACAGGGGCCACAAGTTTTACGTCTGGGGCACTCCTCAAAGGCGCTGGTACTGGGGCGGTCACCGTAGCAAGCGCGGCGGATATTGTTGGACAGATTGGCTCAACTGCGGTTACCAACGCCACAAACGCCACAAACGCCACAAACGCAACTAACGCAGCAAACCTCGTGACCTCAAACTTTTCTATTGTGGAGTCCGGCGGTAAGTTGTACTTTAAATACGGGGCCACTGCTATTGCTTCTTTGGACTCGTCCGGCAATTTCACAAACCTTGCAGACATCACTGCTTACGGCACACCATAAGGAGTTGAGATGACGTTACCAGTATCAGGGCCGATAGGCTTTAGCAACATTAACGTAGAGCTTGGTCAGCCAGCAGCAACAAATGCAAACATCAACCAAGCTTCATACCGGACATTGGCGGGTATTCCCACCAGTGGGACAACAATCTCGTTGTCAAACTTCTATGGCAAATCAAATCGTAAAACTTTGTCCTACATATTCACAGCAAACACGGCTAACGCATCGCTGAACGTAACTACTATTAGTGGCTATTCTGCGGGTATATCAGACATCACGGTTACTGTTAACCCTAGTATTTATTTGTACTCAACCAGCACCGGAACACCCGGACTAACACTATCTGGTGGATCATCTGGTGATACTTTGACCTTGGTGAACAACGGTTTTATTATGGGTCAAGGCGGCACAGGCTCTCCATTCACAGTTGCAAGTAGCCCCGGCGGAATAGGACTTCAACTTGGTTACCCAACAACCGTTAACAATACCAATGGCGCTGCGTATATTGGCGGGGGTGGAGGGGGTGGCGCAACTGCTGGTAATGCTGGTGGGGGTGGCGGCGCGGGTGGGGGGCCGGGCGGGGCGTGGGGGGGGCTGGGCGGTACTGGAAATGGTGGCCCATACGCGGGTGGGGCTGGAGGGGCTATTGGAGCGTCCGGTGCTAAAGGCGCAAACTTTCAAAGCGCTGGCGGTAATGGCGGTGGTTCTGGTGGTGGAGGAGGGGGAGCGGACACAACATCTGGTGTTCGTTCAGGCCCGATAGCGGTTCCTGCCGGAGGTGGTGGCGGAGGCAGAATTTTTCCCGGGTCAGGCGGTTCTGGCGGTTCTGGTGGCAGTGGAGTAGGTTCTCCCGGGGGGTCAGCAAATGCTGCGGGCGGCGCTGCTGGCGGAAGTGTTTATGGCGGCGGCGGCGGCGGCTGGGGCGCTTCAGGCGGTTCTGGTGGACTTGGTGGCAGTGGAGCAGGCGGCAAAGCAGTCAACCTCAATGGCCAATCAATAACATGGACATCTGGAAACACAACTCGTGTTTATGGATCTGTAGCTTAATTTTGGAGTTTGTAATGGCAGACGCATATCAAATTTTTAACCCACAAACAGGAACTCATACACGGTATGAGACTGAAGCTGAGGCAAAAGCGGCTTTTGTTGAAGTCGCAAAAAATGTAATTTTAGTACATACGCCTTCCGCAGTAGAAGAAACCGTCCATGAAAATGGTGACGTTACATGGACACCCGTTGATTTTGTTTCTCAGCTTGTGGTGACAATATGAGTTACGTCTGTTCTGATGAATCTCAAATCATTGAGTTTGCAAAAGACGCAGACAAGATTCGTATGGTTTGTGATTTACTGAACGGGTCAAAGTACAGAACAACCGCGCAGCAATTTCTGGAGCAAAAGGGAGTGCAATTGCAGTGCAAATACTCCTACGCAGTATCCGACCTGTCAGCAAAAAAAGCTGCTTCGTTTGTATTTTTTGCTACGGACAAAACCAAGTATGGGTACTTTGTCAAAGTAAACCAAGAAGCAAACACGGTGACCGAGTGGTACCGCAACGACGACATCACCACGAGCGCTACAGGCGTAACTAAATGGTCTGCGCTTGACATGACTACCAATCAGCCAATTGAGTATTACGTACTTGAAACAGTAGATGGTGTTCAAGTAGAGAAAAAATTTGATTACGCCACCAATCAAGAAATGGTTACAAATCATTTTCAAAAGTTCAACCAGATGACTGCTGAGCAGCAAGAGTTAATTAAAGACCTGCCGTTCAAACGCACTTCCGTGTGCTGGGCAAACAAACCCGGTGGTTTTGTTGTTGAGTTTTTACCCACCTATGTTGACGTATACGCTGGCATCAACATGGCAAATCTGCCTTTGTTAGAGGTGTGAAATTGATCCGATTAGCATCCTCTTTGCCGCCAATGCTTGCGTTGCTGCCATCAAGGAAGGGTGTGAGCTTTACAAGCAGGCCAAGGAAACTTTCGTTGAAGTCAAAGAGACTTATGACGAAGTTGCTGGTGCGGTACAGGAGATTCAGGGATTCCTTGGCCCAATTGCGGCGTTCTTTGGAAAGCTTTTTCAGGCTCCAAGCAGAGATGAACCGACTGCTCAAAGAAAGCCAGCCAAGGCCAAGCCTGTGGCGAAAAAGAAGGCCTATGTTGACGAAACTAAGGTCATGGCTGATGTGGTCAAGCAACTCACGGAGTTCTTCAAGCTCCAAGAACAGCTTGCTGCGCACATAAGGGAAGAGGAAGAAAAGAGCCAGAACGTCTACGACCCCAACGCCAACCTGATGGAAGCCGCGCTCAAGCGCGTGATGGCTCAAGACCAGATGGCGGCACTGGAAGTGACGATCCGGGAAACGATGGTGTATCAGTCACCGCCTGAAATGGGGGCGCTGTATTCCAAAGTGTTTGATATGCGTAGCGTCATACAGGAGGAACAGGAAGCCGCAAGGCTGAAGGAAGAGGCGAAGGAAAGGGTCAAGCAATGGCAACGGCAGGAGGCAAAAAGAGACTTCCAAGCAAAGTCAGCGTACCTGTTAGTAACTATGCTATTCCTCCTCTACCTGTGGCTGTGGTTCCTGTTCGTAAGTCGTTTGGGGAAAACGTGATGGGATGGATTGCCGCTTGTGTGCTGGTTGCCCTGCTTCTTCCGCTGATGGCAATGGTGTATCTGGACAATCTGACAGTCAACAAAAGGGCCGAAAAGAATCTAGAGAAAACTGAAAAACTCCAACATCAAGTGGAAGAATTGAAGCGCGAAATTGAAAGGAAAAAAGATGAGTAAGCAACTTGAGAAAGACTCCACCTACAACCAGTTTGACACCGACCACGATGGCGTGGTGACGGACGCGGAGCTGGCTCGGTCTGAGCGGATGCTGATGATCGAGAACATGGACAAGATGGCTGACCAGCAACGTGTCATGTCTTGGTTTGCGATTATCGCCCCACCTGCTTTGATTGCTTATCTGGCGTCTGAGCTTGTCAGCTTGGAGAAGGTCAACGCCTTAAACGGCTTGGCTACCACCTACTGCGCGGCTATGGGCACAATTGTTGTGGCATTCATGGCGGCTCAAGCCTACGTCCGTGGGAAGACCGGCGATGCGTAACCTGTTGTCGGCCCTGATTGCCCTGCTGATTGCTTTCGGTGTGGGCTACTGGTACGGTGGCAGCGAAGAGAAGAAAGCCCAGCAAGTTGAGGTTGACCGACTTAACACCGAGGCCCGGGCCAAGGAGAAAGCTCTGGCTGCTGCCGTAACCACAACTGCTGATGCACTGAGGAAGACAAATGAGAAAGCCAAACTTGCCACAAAAGAGCGCGATGCTGCTATTGACTCTGGCGCTTACAAGCTGCGGGTTCCTGTCAAAACGACCTGCCCCATACCAGCCACCTCAGATACCGCCGTTGCCGCAGGAAGTGGTGGAGGAGAAGCACGAACCGAGCTTGACCCAGCGTTTGGAAAAGCTCTTTTCGCAATAGCAGAAGAAGGCGACCGAGCCATCACCAAGCTCAACGCCTGCATCAGTTTGTATAACCAAGCCCTTGAATCACAGAAAGGTATCAAATGAATCTGACCGCCAACTTCAGCCTGCATGAGCTGACCAAATCCGAGACCGCCCTTCGCATGGGCTTTGATAACACCCCCGGGGAAGCCGAGACCGAAGCTTTGCGCTTGTTGTGCGAAAAGGTTCTCCAGCCCGTGCGTGACCACTTTGGCAAAGGAGTCAAGGTGAACTCTGGGTTCCGTAGTCCCGAGTCAAATTCAGCCGTGGGGGGATCAAAGACCTCAGACCATTGCCTTGGCCGAGCCGCCGATATTGAGATACCCGGAGTGGCAAACGCAGAGCTTGCTCAATGGATCATGGATAACCTAGAATACACACAACTCATTCTTGAGTTTTACACCCCCGGCATCCCTGACAGTGGCTGGGTGCATGTCTCTTATGACCCAAGCAACCTGAAGAAGCAGGAGTTGACCGCTACCAAAGTGGCTGGTAAAACGCAGTATCTTCAGGGTCTTGTAGCCTAAATCGAGGGTGTTATGCCATTACAGAAACTGCAATTTAGACCCGGCATCAACCGCGAAGGCACAACGCTTTCTAACGAAGGCGGTTGGTTTGAGTCCGACAAGATTCGGTTTCGTTCTGGCTACCCCGAAAAAATTGGCGGCTGGGTTTTAGATTCCGGTACAACAAATTCAACGCTGCAACCCCCTACTGGGGCATATTGGGGTATTTGCCGCGCCATGTGGAATTGGTTGAATTTGTCTGGGTACAACCTGCTTGCGTTGGGGACAAACCTCAAGTACTACATCCAAAACGGTAATGGAGGGAACATTTACGATGTTACTCCCATACGCGCTACAACTGCGGCGGGCGATGTAACCTTTTCCGCGACTAATGGTTCTGCGGTTATCACCGTAACTGATACAGGGCATGGCGCTCAGACCGGGGACTTTGTGACCTTTAGCGGCGCTGTGTCCTTGGGCGGTGTTATTACAGCGACTATCCTCAATGCTGAGTTTCAGATTACGTATTTATCCAGCAACACCTACACCATAACAGCCTCTGTAGCCGCAAACGCAAGTGATGTTGGCAACGGCGGTTCGTCGGTTGTTGGTGTGTACCAAATTTCCACAGGTAACGAAGTTTTTACCCAGAACGTGGGCTGGGGCGCTGGTACTTGGGGCGGTGTTGTTCTTGGTACAGCCACCACTGCGGTGTCTGGCGGCACGTTGTCCAATTCAAATACCACGGTGACTGTGACATCCACCGCTGGGTTTACAACAACTGGGTCTTTGTTGATTGACCAAGAAACTATCACCTATACAGGCAAAACAACTTCACCTGACACATTCACAGGCTGTACTCGCGGGGTAAGTGGTACGGGTTCAGGTGCAGCCACCACTCATGCAAATGGCGCGGCTGTTGTTCAATCAACAAATTTCACGGGCTGGGGTTCTCCAGCATATGCGGCCCAAGGTATTGGATCGCAGCTTCGCCTTTGGAGCCAGTCAAACTTTGGCGAGGACTTGGTATTCAACCCTCGTGGTGGTGCGTTGTATTACTGGGCCAATGCAGCCAATCCAAACATATTTAATCGCGGACAGTTACTTGGCCCCAGCGCTTCTATTGTTTTGAAATCTGGAACTGTATCGGTGGATGCGTACTGCCCATCGGTCGCCAACTTTGTGATGGTGTCGGATTCTTCACGGTTTGTCATTGCTTTTGGCGCAAATGATGCTGTGGCGGGTAGCACCACCCAAAACCCAATGTTTATCTGCTGGTCGGATCAAGAGTCAATTACGACATGGCTTCCGCAGGCGACCAACCAAGCGGGTAGCTACACCCTGAGTCACGGCTCCCAAATTATTACGGCCATACAGACGCGCCAAGAAATTTTGGTGGTAACTGATTCGGCTATTTACTCCATGCAGTACCTCGGCCCACCTTATGTGTGGGGCTTCCAATTGATGGGTGACAACATCTCCATCATGGGGCCAAACGCTATTGCAACAGCCAACAACGTCACGTACTGGATGGGCACGGACAAGTTCTACATGTACTCCGGTCGTGTGGAGACGCTCCCCTGTTCGTTGCGCCAGTACGTGTACAACGACATTAACTTGACGCAGTCTTTCCAGTTCTTTGCCAGCACCAATGAGGGCTACAACGAAATCTGGTGGTTCTACTGTTCCGCTAACTCAAACACAATTGATAAATACGTTATCTTCAACCACCTTGAGCGTACTTGGTATTACGGCACAATGCCACGTACATATTGGCTTGACAGCCCGTTGCGGGCTACGCCCATGTCCGCTGGATACAACGGCAAATTGATTTACCAAGAGAATGGTAACGACGATGGAGCAACTACGCCGGGCACTTTACTTCCTATTGAGGCTTACGTGCAGTCCTCTGACTTTGATATTGGTGACGGCCACAATTTCGGCCTTGTTACTCGCATCATCCCCGATGTGACTTTTGATGGGTCTACAGCAATTGCGCCGTCCTTGGACTTCACGGTACGCCCTCGTCAGTTCCCCGGTACAAACTACGGCACAGCAGATTCGCCGACTGTGACTAGTGGCAACAACTATTTGAATCAGCGGTATTACAACGTGCAACAATTTACCGAGCAGGTGTTTGTGCGTATCCGAGGCCGTCAAATGGCGCTCAAAGTTGTATCCAATGACTTGGGTGTGGCTTGGCAGTTGGGCGTACCTCGTATTGACACTCGACCAGATGGGCGTCGCTGATGGCACTACCTACCTTTAAGACTCAACCCCTTATTGCACCGCAGCAGCCTCGGCTGTTGGCGGCCCCGATGCAGTACGACGCTCAGTATCAAGAGCAGTACTCCAACGCCCTGCGCCTGTACTTCAACCAGATACAGAACTTCCTACAGCTCTTTACAACCAACACTGGCGGATCACTGCTTCGGTTCCCGAATGGCGCATTTTTCCAAGATGGCGTCACCACACTGACCAACAGTATTACAAATACATCGACCGCAGATATTGTTGTTGCGTCTACAGCGCAGTTTGGGTTAACAGCAGGTGCAATTCTCATCGGCAATGAAATTATCAGCTACACCGGTAAAACTGCAACATCTTTCACCGGGATTACTCGTGGGGCATTTGGCTCAACTAAAGCTGCACATACCGCTGGCGCTTCAGTAACTGAAGCACAAAATGTGCCGTCAGCAGCTACTGCAACCGCCGTGGCGATTCTTCAGACCACCACAAGTAACGGCGTAGCAATTGACCCCACAGATTTAACAAAAATTGTTTTTGCTGTTTCTGGTATTTATAACATCCAGTTCAGCGTTCAAATGCTTTCTCACGACACCACAATTGATGATGTGACCTTGTGGTGGCGATTGGACGGAGTGGACATCTCTTATAGCGCGGGCATAGTTACAGTACCTGCGACTCATGGTGGCAAACCGGGCACAACAATTGTTTCTTGGAACTTGGTGCAGCCCATCAATGCAGGGCAATACTTGCAGCTATTGTTTGCTTCAGATACAGGAAACACCGTTTGCGCAACTTATCCGGGCGGAGCGGCCCCCGTCCATCCAGTCTCACCATCCGTCATTGTCACCGCCACATTTGTGTCGGCGCTCTTCCCATGATAGTATCCACCAACCCCCGTTCAAAGAGGCAGAAATGAGCCTACAGCTTGCCGCCAATCACTTAGCCGCACAAGGTCGCGGCCCAGACACGACCCTTGTCCACATGTCCCACGGGGAAGTCAAAGGGCTTCAGGATTTGGCTCGCGCTCACGGTGGATCTCTAAGCATTAACCCTCAGACTGGACTCCCAGAAGCTGGCTTTTTGTCCAGCTTGTTGCCCACAATCGGCGGTATAGCTTTGTCCGCTATGGGCGTACCCCCAGCGATGGCAGGTTTGGTTATGGGTGGCATCACAGGTGTAACGTCGGGCAGCTTGAGCAAGGGCTTGATGGCTGGTCTTGGCGCATACGGTGGTGCGGGCATGATGGGTGGTTTGATGGGTGCTGGTGAAGGTGTTCTGGCTGAGTCTGGAATGATGGCTGCACAACAAGCTGGTCAGATGCCCCAGTTTGCAGGAGATACCGCTGCTTATGCCCAACAAGTGGAAGCCCTGCGCTCTGCGCAACTGGCCAAAGCCGCCGAAGCCCCGTTCATGGACAAAATGTCTTCTGGGTTCTCTAAGATTGGCGAAGCCCCCGGAGACTTTTTTAAGAACAATTGGAAGTACGCCGCTGCCGCAGCTCCTTCCGTAATCCAAGCAATTACGCCGACTACCAAGCAGCCCGAGATTAAAACTGACACTGACCCCGGTCAGCGGTATTTGTACTCACCCGGCAGAACGGCTACAACCGATGCCGACCCATATAGCCGTGAGCAAACGTACTTCCAACCAAAATTCACCCCGATAACCCCAACCACCGCAAAAGGCATTTACGGTTACGCTGGCGGCGGCCCAGTTGAGGCTATGTCAGACGCAAACGCTGTTGGTGCAAACACTGGCTACCCGATGGCCGACATCAATAAGGGCGCATACGCAACTCCTTGGCAGACCCCTATTTCACGCAATGTGTTGAGCGGTGCAGCGGATACAGGCGTTAACCCAATGACGGGCGAAATGGCGTTTGCTGAAGGCGGCGAGGTTGCCACGCCAGACCAATATTCATACGACCCATTGACTCAAATGTTTAAAAAGATTGAGTCCATGCCTTCGGACAATCAGGTACAAGCCAATCAACCTGCTCAACCCCTCCCGGCGGGTGGCGGATACAACGCCCCTATGACCGACGCCCAGTTTGCTAAACAAATGCAGCAAGGGCAGGAAAACATGCAAGCCGTCAGCAAAGGCATTAGCGAAGGTCTACCTTCAATCTCCAACAAGATGGTTGCAGAAGGATTGGTAAATACTTTGACGGGCGGTCTTTCTTCCGCAGTAAACGCGGCCAAGAATTTTGCCATCAACACAAATATACCCGGCACTCAAATCTCCTTGCTTGCCCCTGCGTCCTTAGCCGCAAAAGCTGTTGGTGAGGCGGCTAACGTGCCTGCTAACTTAATGGCGTTTAAAACAAGCCAACCAAACCCCAATCCAGATGCTGTTCAAGTTGTGGATGCTGGCGATATGGTTTCCCCAAGCGCATTGGGTGACGTGCAAGCCAAGGCAGATGCAAACAACGCCCAACAAGCACAGGCTATTTCTGCCGCCCTGTCCGCCTTGCAAGGTACTGGGATGGGGGGTTTGAGCGCAGGATTCGGCACACCCGGCGCAACATCCGGTAACGCTGGCGCAATGGGCTTTGGCCCAAGCGGTATGGCTGCACAATCTGTTGGTGGTGGCGCTGTTGGCGGGGATGCTGGTGGCGTATCGTCAGGCTTGGCTGGCCTACATGGGGTGGGTGGTGGCGGTGTCGGTGGTGTGGGGGTTTCTACTGGAAGCGGTAGCGGCGGCGGTGCGGCTGCTATGGGCACAGGTGCGCACGGTATGGCTGCTGGTGCTGGCGCAGCAAACGGCGGCTTGATGGCTGCTGGTGGTATCTCCCACCTTGGCGACTACTCTGATGGTGGCCGACTGCTTCGTGGCCCCGGTGACGGCGTGTCTGACTCCATCCCTGCGGTTATTGGCAAAAAGCAACCCGCGCGTTTGGCCGACGGTGAATTTGTGGTTCCTGCCCGTATCGTTTCTGAGTTGGGTAACGGCTCGACTGAGGCTGGCGCACGCAAACTGTACGCCATGATGGACAGAATCCAGAAGGCTCGCGGTAAAACAGTCGGTAAGGGCAGGGTTGCCAAGAACAGCCGCTCTGAGAAATACTTGCCCGCATGAGGATGTCGTTGATTCCACCCGGTTCAGTGGCGGGGGTCATCCCTTCTTTGCTACCCTACTTGGTGAAGTCGCAGGAATGGACACGAGGGCGTGCCACAGTCGATGACATTTTGCGATTTGTGCTGACAGGACAGATGCAGTTGTGGGTAGGACATGACGACAACGAGATTTACGGGCATGTCATAACTGAGGTTAAAGACTACCCACGGTGCAAGATGTTGACGGTGCAGTACTGCGCGGGGGAACCCAATCACATGCAGTATGTGGAAGATGATATGTACGACCTGCTTGACAGGTTTGCCAAGGACGCCGGATGTTCCGGCATTGAATTTATTGGACGCCCGGGCTGGAGAAAATCTGCTGGCTCTCATGGGTATGAGGTACAGAGTGTGACGTACCAAAAGTTTTTTAAGGATGAATCATGAGCTATTCACGTCGCCAACTTTACGCATTGGGCGAGCCTTTGGGCGATTCGGTAACCCGCGCTGAAGGCGGGCGTATTGTCTATGGTGACGGCGGTGGTTCTGCCCCTGCTCAGACGCAAACCACAACTACTGATTTACCCGAGTGGGCGCGTCCGTATGCTAAAAACATTTTGGCTAAAGGCGAAGCTTTAACCGACATCAGCCAAAACCCGTACCAGACTTACGGTGGTGACCGCACAGCGGACTTCGGCAAATTACAAACCCAAGCAATGCAGGGCGCAGAGACTATGCGGCCCGCACAGCAGTTGGGCACGGCTACAGGTTTGGCTGGCATGGCGGGTCTTGGCGCACTGGGTACCAACTATCAAGCGGGTCGATTCTCTGGCGGCACATTCGGTAACCGCGCGGCTGAGCAGTACATGAACCCCTACATGCAGAATGTGGTGGACATCCAGCAACGTGAAGCGCAACGCCAAGCCGATATTGCTGGTACACAACGCAACGCGCAAGCAGTTAGATCAGGCGCATTTGGCGGCTCACGTCAAGCAATCGCAGACGCAGAAGCCGCACGTAATTTGGCGCTGCAAAAGGGTGACATCCAAGCCCAAGGTTCAAATGCTGCGTTTCAGCAGGCCCAAGCTCAGTTCAATGCTGACCAAGCTCGTCGTATGCAAGCCCAGCAGTTGGGCGAACAGTCTCGTCAATATGGCGCAGGACTCGGCCTGCAAGGTTTGCAAACTGGCATACAAGCCGCTGGGCAGCTTGGTCAGTTGGGCGGTCAGCAATTCCAGCAAGGCATGGACATCAACAAGCTCCAGTCTGCCTATGGTGGCATGGAACAAGCGCAACGCCAAAAGGACATGGATATTGCGTATCAAAATTTCCAGAACCAACAGAACTACCCATACAAACAACTGGGCTTCATGTCTGATTTGTTGCGTGGTACGCCTACTGGCTCTTCAAGCGTAACCAATATGTACCAGCCCGCAGGCTCTGGCCTGCAAGATATTGCCGGTCTTGGCATGGGCATGTACGGCCTGAGCAAGTTCATGGCTGAAGGCGGTGAAGTTAAAACCTATGCTGGCGACCAAGGCTCTGTTACCAGTCAAGGTAATGTGGAAAGCATCATCGACAAGCTCGGCCCAGAGCAACTGCAACAAGCCCGTGAAAACGCGCTGAACCGCAGGGACATGGACACTGTGGACGCAATCGACGAGCGGCTGGCTGAGCTTGCTCAGTCCAAATCTTTGACTTCGGGCCTTGGCAGTGCGTTTGACCAAATTCCTGTGGAGCAGCAAGAACAAATGATGGCCGGTGGTGGCATCGTTGCAATGGCTGGTGGCGGTTCTTACAGACAAAAAACCGACGAGTCCCTCAAAAGCTTGTCGTCCTTAGTTGGTGACTACAAGCCCCAGACCGCTGAGCAGTACCAAGCTGGCGTTGAAAAGCAATTGCCGTTTGTTGAAAAGCTGTACGGCCCCGACGTTACTGCCGGTTACTTGGAAGAAGTAAAAGCCGAGCGTGCTGGCTTGGGTAAAAACATGGATGAGGCCAAAGGTCTCGGCGCGTTGTTGGCTGCTGCTGAAATGATCGGCGCTAAGAACTTCCGTGAGGGGGCCAACAAATCTACCAAGGCGTTCGTTGGTGAGGTAACTCGCGTTGCCAAAGAAACCAAGGAGGCCAAAGACCGACTGCGTCAGTCCGAAATCACTCTGGCTACTGCGCAACAAGCACGTAAAGAAGGTTTGGTTGGCAAGGCCACCTCACTGGAAGACAAAGCCGAAGCGCAAAGATTAGAAGGGCTCAAGCTCAAAATTGGCGCGGAAGAAAAAGTTGCACAGCTCAACGCAGGCTTGGCCGGTACAGAAATGCAAACGGCTGCTACGCTTAAAGCGCAACAAATGTCTCTGAACAAGGAAACTGATTTAGCTCGCCAGACCCGTATTCGTTACGCCGCAATGATTGAGGAAGGCAAACCAGAAAACAAGAAAACAATGGCCGAAGCTGCGGCGATGGCTGCAAGTGATCTTGGTCGTTTTCCCGGCGATACCCGCGCAGCTCAGGCTCAAGAAACACTGACTGCAAAAAGCAAAAAAGAAGCGAATGAAGCTTGGGGTAACGCTGTACTCACAGACAAGACTGTGCGCAAAACATACAGCGACTTGCAGAAGGCTGATCCAACTGGGGAACAAGCTGCCGCCTTTAAAGACCGGTGGCTTGCCCGAGAAATGGGCGCTGCCCCAGCCGCCGCGCCTGTTTCAGCTCCTGCACCACAAGCTTCAGCTCCCGCTGTTGCAGCTCCCCCGCTTAATACGTGGATGGCTGCGGCTAAGAAAGCAAACCCCGGTGTTTCTGACGCAGACTTAGCTGCCTACTACAATCAGAAATACGGCAAATAAAGGGGTTCGGCATGGCCATCATTGATCCGTTCGAGGCGAAACAACCGCAACGGAAGGGTATCGTTGACCCCTTTGAGGCGCAATCAGCGCCGCAGATCGTTGACCCCTTTGCGCAAGCTACGCCCCCACAAGAAACCACAGCAAACCCCTTTACCGGGGCGCTTGGACGTGTGGCATCCTTGGCTGGCGCGGGTGTCGGTGCTGTGGCAGAAGCTGCCGAGCGGCTCGGCGACAAGTTGGAATTGGCTGTGCCCTTGTCGGGCATAAGCGAAGAAGACATTAAAAACAAGAAGCAGCTTCAACCCTTGTTTGATTGGGCAAAGTCGTTGAAGGGGTTTGATGAGAGCCTCGGTTACCAGCCAAGCACGCAGCTCAAAGAGCTGGGCACCAACCCACTCAAAGCAATTCCGTTTATCGCCGAGCGAGTAATCACGTCTTCCCCCGATATGGTTGCCGCAGCAGGCGTGTTCCCTGCTTATGTGGCGGCACGCACAAAAGAAATCTTGGACGAGCGGGTCAAGAACGACAACAAAACACTCGACGAAGCTACCGTAGGGGACGTAACCGCCGCCGCTTCTGCGGCTGTCATTGAATCCACGCTTGAACGCTTTGCCACCAAAGGCTTGCTCAAACCAACTGCGGGCGGCTCAACTGCGGGGCGGATTGCAAAAGAAACAGGTATTCAGGCAGGCACTGAGGTGGCCGAGGAAGAGGCTGCGTATCTTGGCGAAGCTGCGGGCACACAAAAAGGTCTAAGCGCAGAAGAAGCTTTGACTCGCGGCGCAGAAGCTGCAATCGTCGGCGGTGGCCTTGGCGCTACGGTGCAGGGTACAAAAGAACTCCTTGCCCCCAAAGCTGCTACTCAAAAACCCGCAACCCCTGAACAGCCCAAGCTGGAAGTTGAGAAGATTGCGGCTGATTTGACACAACGGGGCATTACCAACATTGAGCCTGAGCGTGTCGCACAGTTCCAGCAAACTTTCCTAGACATGGGGCTTGACCCTGCGCAGGCAAACATTCGTGCCATTGAAGCTGCGACTTTGGAAGCCGAGGAGAAAGCGCCCGTAGATGAGGAAGCTCAAGGAGAAGCAGATGCTGGACAGACTATCACCGAGCCAAGTGGAGCAGGCGTTCAAGTGGCTGGACAGCCCAGTACAGACATCACCCCCGCAGGAGTTGGAATCACTGAGCCAAGTGGAGTGGTTTCTGCTGGACAGGATGTTGCAGGGGCTGCTACAGGAGAAACAACACAGCCCGTTGCAGTAGACCCAAAGCAAAAACGCATAGAAGAAATAACCCAAGAACTTATAGGCGCGGGATTAAACCCTTCAAATGCTCGGATGCAAGCGGAAGAAGAATTTGACAGGGAACAAAGACAAGAACAAGCGCCCGTTGCAGTAGACCCCATTGCATTAGCTGAGCGTTCCGCAAATAGTGCTATAGCTGACCAAGGTAGCTTTGAATCCTTAGAAGAATCAATTGGCGCACACAGAGACAACATTGCAGATTCTTTGCGTGAGCAAGGAGTGGATGACCAGCCCACGATTGATAAAGCACTTGCTGCATACGACGAAGCAATAAACAAACAACAAGGAGACCAAGTTGGCACTGAAACCACTGAAGCCGTCCAAGCAGAAGCGCAAGGACAAGAAGCAGCCCCCGCCAAATCCGACGATGTAATTGCTGAAGAAGTTGAAATTTCTGATGACGTTGCTGACGCCGTCGGGGACATAACCACTCTGCCTACTGAAGAAGCGGTGGAGGAAGCAGCGCCCAAAGCTAAGCGTGGCCGTAAGCCCCTGAGCCCAGAAGAAAAAGCCGCCAGCGACGAGCGCCGCGCACAGCAACGCAAAAACTACAAACAAAACGAAAAAGCTGTTACTGCTGCGGGTGCCGCACTCGACGAAGCTCTTGCTCCTATCGACGAAGAGACTATTGGTTCAGAAGAATCTCTGTCTGCCGCCCAAGCAAATAAACGTGTTGGCAAAATCCAAGCTATCAAATCCTTGGTGTTGTTGGCTCGTTCGCTCAAAGGAACCAAGCTTGGCGACCGCGCAGCCGAGATGCTGAAGAACCCAGCCATCACCCCGATGGAGTTGGAGAACGTCAAGAAGGGCATCGCTGCCCAAGTATCCAAAGCTGTAACTGAGGTCAAAGCTGGCCGCGCCGACTCCAGATTCAGGAACATGACGACTGCCCAGCAAGCACTGCGGCATGTAATTAAGACTGGCAATGCGTTCCAAAAGTTCTTGGCCCAGCGCCTGTTGCCGTTCGTAAAGAACGTGAAGTTTGTAGTCATTGAAGAGGGAGCCCCGTTGCCCTCTCAGATTACTGAGGGGGGAGTAGAGGCCGATTGGGATGAATCCCGTGGCATGTTCTTACGAGTTACGTCTACTGGAGAACGCCTTGTCTTTGTTCGTGGAACAACTGCTGGCCCCAGGACCGGACGGGCGGCGTGTAGGGCAAGGGTGGCATTTCCGGTGGGGAGTGTCGGCTCTACCGTAAAAGAGATAAAGAA